TCGTGTTGAGATCTATGCCAAGTGCTAAAAGGAGTATCTTGAGTGGTGAAAATCTTATTTCTAGGCATATAAAAAGCTAGTAAAACCGCAGGCTTATTAGTCAAGGAAAATCTTTGTCAATTTTGACAAGATCCGTTGCATTCCTGCCATATTTCAACTATAAGACTTAATATTATTTTATGAGCAAAAAGCTGATTATTAAGTGGACTAAACCACCTCCAGAGGAACTTGCAAAAAAAGGAATAACTTTAGAATTATTTAACTTAAATGTTATTTGGCACGCTGACGAAGATGTTGAAGTAACAGAATTTTTTCAATTTCCTGATCCAAAAGCAAAAACAATATTAGGCAAATACTCTCAAGCAAAAAGAGTAGTTAGAGGTAATCCTAATGAGGTTTATGCACAAATCTATAAACACATATCTGATAAAGCAACTTTTCAAAAAAAATGGGATGCAGCCAAACATTTATATTTAACAAGAACTCCATTTAGTAGAGCAGCTTCAGAGGCATTTTTACATTATGTAAATAACTATGGTATGACACCTAAAAAATTTGCAGAAAAAACTGGTGTTGAAAATTCAGTTTTATTTAGAGAATTAAAAGGTCAAAGACAATTATCTTTAGAGAAAGCAATTAAATATTCAAAAGCTTTAGCGTGTGATCCAGTTGATTTATTATTTGATAAACAAATGTGTCGTTTATGGGGATCTGTTGATTTATTTAATATGCACAATGCTGGTAATGAGGACTATTGGATTGGTCAAATCAAAGCAGCTCCAATTTTAAAAGATAGTAAAAATGAAGGTGGATTATTAGGTGATCAACTTATTCCAGTTCCTAGAGATATTTATCGTCCTGAGATTAAAGCAATCTTAATTGATAGCTTAGGTTCATATCTTCATAATCATTTTGTTTATTATTATAGAACGGATAACTCAGATGCTATTAATGAAAATAAATTAGTTATTGTTGGAAGAGAAATACCTGAGCTTGAAGATCTAGGTATGGACACAATGCAATACTTTTTTGGAATTTTAAAAATAGAAAAAGGCAAACAACAAATTATTAATCCTGAGCCTACTGCAGAAAAAAGATTAATTGCTACTGGTCCATTTAGTTTTATAGCTCCAGTAGTTTCAATGGTTAAAAGAGGAGCAATGAAAAAGGACCATAGTTATTTTGAAAGTATTGAACAAGCTGAACAAATAAAAGAAGCAGAGCAAAAAATTCTTGAAACACAAACAAGAGCTATGGAAGCTTTGCAAAAGCAGCTGGAAAAATTAGATTATGATATGAAACAGATCCAAAAATTAACAGAAAAAGAAAGAGCTGTATTGAAAGAAAAACTTGGTATGGAAAAATTATTTAAGTCTATAGATAACATTCCTAATTTTATTAGAAAGAAAGTTGGTTAATGAAATTTAAAAAAGATAAACACGGAAACGAATATACAAGCCAAGCTGGTGCTGCTGATTATGTTGGTATGGCAAGATCTTCTTTTCAATATCTTTATAAAGGAACTTTAAATGATCAATTCAAACCGAAATATAAAATTATTTTTGGAAAACAAGTTTATATGAAAACTGATTTAGATGAGTGGAAGAACAAAACGGCAAACATAAAATTCAGTTATAAAAAAAGAGAGAAGAAACAACAAAAAGAAAATACGAAACTGCCAAAGTTATCAAACGTAACAAACTTTCCAAACAAAACAAAGTAGCCACCTAATCTTGTCAAACTTGACAAAGATCCTTGCAGCGTAAGCAAGGCGTGATATGAACTATCACAAATGATATTAAAATCAGATAAACCAAACGAGTTAGCAGATCCGTTAAAGGAAAACATCTTACCTAAGTTTGCAATCAAATTAGGAATAACTCATCACTCACCTACTCAAGCAACTCAACCTGACGGATCTTGGTTGTTTAAATATTTATTCTTAACTCAAGAACAAAGAAGATCTTTACCAAGCAATGCTCAAATGAAAGCAGGTGTTGCAGTAAATAATATATTACAAAAATTTTATGCAGATACTATTTGGAACTTTGGACCACAAAGAAAGCTGCAACCAAATAAAAATATTTTAAAAGGCAAAGCAAAAGAAGAATTAATTACATCTGAAGTTGATGAATATAAACTTTATGTACCTAACGATGAAAAAGATAGAAGTAAGTTTGAAAAGTATCAAGCAGAAATCGTTGAGGTAGCAAATCACGGTTTCTCAGCGCTAGAGAATATAGGAGGAGCAGATCTTGGTCCTATCGTTTGTGAAGAACAGATAAACATAACGCAGGATAGTTCATCCTTGTTGTGTCCTGTAGTTGGTCGAACTGATTTTACTTATGGCGGAGTTTCTGCTGGTGGTTCATCCCAGCAATCCTTTCCTTCGTTAATAGTAGAATTAAAGACTAGTTGGTCTAAGCTTGGCAAACTCAAGAAAGACGGCACACGAAGTTTTATTGTTTCATCGTTGCCTACTGCTCCTTCTTACACACACCTATTACAGTGCAGCTACTATGCAGCTAAATATGATTTTAAAGTTCCTGTAAAATTAGTTTATTTAACAGTCAAAGGTCATCAAACATTTAGTCAAGACAATTGCATAGATCTAACACCTGATGCTTTGCGTAGGCATTTTAATAATATGTGTAATATTTTTAGAAGAAGAGAATTAATACTATCTCAGTTTGAAGATGACGATAAATACACAATCATAAGTAAAGCAGCTGAAGTTATAGATCCAAACTTTGATCATCCTTTTGCTTGGCACGGTATGCCTCAAGAATTTATGGATGAAGCAAGAAAACTTTGGAGGATCAGCTAATGAATATTCCTCAATGGAACGGAAACTTTTTAAAAGAATTTACAGATCAGCATATGGCAGATCAAAGACGTAAAAAAAAGATTAAGAGCGTCTTATCTAAAATCTTAATCGTACTAATGATCGGAGGTTTTATATGGTTAGTAAAATAATTCCTGATGATCTGATCACAACTATTAATGACTTTAAAAAAAGTCTTAATGGTCAAACCATAAGCATACACGGCAAAGACTATGCAACAGTAGCATTAAGGCTAGCAGTCGCGAGACGTAATCTAGGTGCAAAATTAAGAATTGAGACTGAGATAGTTTCGATTGATAAAGATACTGTTGTTTGTAAAGCCACTGTCACAGTTGCAGGTAATGTAATTGCAACAGGTTTAGCTGAGGAACGTAGAGCAGCATCACGGATCAATCAAACATCAGCTCTTGAGAACTGCGAAACATCTGCAGTTGGAAGAGCGTTAGCATTCTGCGGTATCACAAATGATAGTATCGCTAGTGCTGAAGAAGTTGCAGCTGCAATAGAGCAGCAAGATCAGAAACTCCAGTCTGCACTTAAAAGCCTTGAAGGCATAAGTCACGCTGGAAATTTCCAAAAGTGGATTTCAGATAACAAAACTTTTCTTGCGGATTTAAAAGCAAAAAATCCAGTAAGCTATGGTGCGTTTCTTGAGAAGTTCACATCAATTAAAAATCAACTCAAATCTAAAGGAGTATTACAATAATGAGTGATCAAAAAAAAGAAAGACCACAATTAGGTCTTGCAATACCAGTGACCAATAAGGCGAAAGCTGAAAGCTACGACCTTAAAGGCAACATAATGATAGACGGCAAGTCATATAGATTTGGCGCTTATAAAGCTCAGGCAAAAGGAAATGGTAAATTGGCTGCAGGTCAAGAATACTATTACTTCCACCGAGTAGAAGCTATGGATGCTGCAGGTGCAGCTCCAGCAGGTGACGCTTCATTTAATCCAGCAGAGTTGGAGGCATAATGAACGTCGATAAATTCAAATCAGTGGCGATCAATATCAAGACTTACAAAAAGCTTGAAGAGTTATCGAAGAACAAATTTGAATTGCCAATATCAATGGCTAAGACAGTTGAGTTCTTTATTGAAAAAGGTTTTGAGGAATACACTAATGCAAATCGAAAAGCTAAGTAAAGAACTTAAATCCTTAAGAAAACTCAAATCCGATGAGTACGGACCATTTAATAAGAAGATGCAAGATATTGCAGATGTGTGGTCTGTACTTATTGGAAAAAAATTAAGACCTCATCAGGTCGCTCTTATGTATGCAGCAGCAAAAATTGTAAGAGCAAACAACGAATACAAATACGACAGTTATATTGATGCAATCAACTACTTGGTTCAAGCGGATGAAATTCACCGAGAAGATGTCTCGGAATTGGTCGATAGCTACTTTCCCAAAACGGATGTCTCTTTATGAGTTCAAACTGGATATGGAATTTTGCGGCTACAACTCAGATCGAGCTGAACACTTTTATAAATTTTATTTAGATGAGCATAAAAAACAGAAATCAGAATAACGTAATTATGTTTAAAGAAGGTGTAGTAAATAAACAAAAGACAGATGCAGAGGAGCGTCTAAAGAAAACTATAGCTTCAATAGATCTTAAAATGCAGCAGCCATACTGGGATGCTCTAGTCTTTGATGACGTGGAGTTGGAGCTGCTATCAAATTTTGGCGAAACGATAAAGTTTCCAAACGATAATACTGCAGTCAGAGCATTATCAATATTAGCAACATACATACTAAGAAAAAGAAATGAGGAGGAATTATTTAGTTATGAGTAAAAAAAAATATGAAAGACAACATTGCTTATCAATATATAAAAAAGATTTTACTGATAAAGCAAAAGGACCATATGCAGCTTTAGGTGGTCCGTTCTATGT